GTCAGTCGTTTGCTGAGATAAATCGGGTCGTAATGTTTGTCACAAGTGGAGTTTCCACAGCGAGAACAGAACACGGCATCTGATCTATCGTTCGGAATTTCGATTCGCGGTTTAAAAGAGGTTGGTTCGTTTTTCGGTTTCGAAAGATCTGTAACTTTACAGAGCCGGCCAAATTGTACGTCAGGCTTCCTAGTTCGGCGCGGGATAATTCCATCGCCTGGGAGTCCAAATACATAGGCAATCGAATCAGGCAGAACGACTCTTCGCTTGGTCTTAGAACGAATACAACGTTTGCGCTTTCCGGGTCCGAAAGGTGATCCGAGATCTGTTGGGTGATATGACTCATTGTCTAGATACTCCAATTGATTTTTGAGAAAGGTCGAATTCGCGATGGCAACCTCTAGCTGGAAGGCGGAATACCGCGTACGAGCAAGGGAGGAATGCAGAGTAGCCAAGTCGGCAACAACATTACCGGTTAAAAAAGCGGCCCTGAAAGGGGTTATGCGTTTGACACGGAATGGGTTGTTATTACCTGGTGGGGAAATTCCCCAACAGCCGCAGGTCTCTTTGTAATTGTCTGACGGATTCGATGACTTACGTTTGTTGACTTTCACACCGGATAGAGCGAGGAGATGGTCATATAATGACATGAGTTCGCCAGGTCCGAGTATATCATCACCTACAAACCGAAAAGTATCAGAACCGAATCGTACGAACCAATTTACTCCGAGTCGAAACAGATCATCACTAATGGGATCGCCTATGACATAATCAAAATACCGACAGAGAACGGATATAAAGGCTTTGCAGAAGAGGTTTCCGGTAAGTACGGCTGTAGTAAAAGCATCTCCCATGGTGAGCGTCCTAACAGGAACGATCTCTCCGCTGTCCAACTCGATTGCATCCGGCATACTACCAACTAACAAGAAAATAGCGGCTTCGTTGTATTTAAAATACGTAAGTTGCCGTTCTTGTGAGTAGCAGGTAGAACCGCCGGTTAGGTCGCGGAGGAACCTGGAAAAAAAGTTAGAAAAGAGTGCCCGATGAGAAGATTCTTGGTCATGTACGTTTACAAACCGTATAAGACCTTTCTTGCGAAAGCAGGTCCAAATAGTCTCTCTGAGGGTGGCTCCGATTATGACAGAAGCCGTGTTGGTAATAGTGATACCTCTTCCAATTTTAAAGCTCTTAGGTACGGAAACAATCCGGTTTATCTTAACAGCCTTGTAGGGATACAGCTTAATAACTGGACAGCCCTCAGGATCTTTAAGGTATGGTTCATCCTCGGGGAGCAATCTTCCGAGTGCTTGGGTCATAATGGACCGTAAAGGTGCCATGTTATCCGGGATTGTGGTAACATCGAGGAACGATAGTTTAGGGAAGTAACCTTCACCTGAACAGTCCATATCAGAGGTTACACCGGATCCAGGGAAACCGAGGGTCAGGTTGTCGTCGAAATCGGCCAAAAGGTGCTTCCAAACTTGCGCGACGGACTCGTCAAGAGCCGCTACGTTGATGGCAGCATCGCGACCGACGGGGTGTTGAGGAGAATCCTGTGCGGCAACGAAGTCAGAGATCGCGAGATCATCGGCTTTCTTACCGTAAGTAGGGATTGTTGCACGGCGAACCAAACGTAAAGCAGTGAGCAAGAGCTCAGCTGAATCGACCGAGTAATTCGGCAATAGTGAACCATCGTTAGCAAAGACCCGAGAAGTCAGCCCATAAAGAAATTTGGGAAGAACCGACTGAGGGTAGGTCGACAGACCTTCAACTTCCACGAACCGTTTCGTGTTTAAACCGCTAGCGACACTATCATCGAACGAAAGGAGAGACAGTATAAAGGCTGCTGCGAAGTCAAAACACTCATGACGGGTTATATATCCGATTCTGAGAGTCAGACGACGTACGTCTTCTCGTTGTCCTTTGAAACAAGGGGCATTGAGTAAAAACGTGAGGAGAACCTGCAATTCAGTCATACATACTCCTAGAAGGGTAGGTTGCAGTGGCACGAGCGCTGACTAATGCGCACGGGTCCTG